CCTCTATTGTTAATGGTTCTTTCCATGTTGAAGACGTAAGGGAAGAGCCTTGTGTTGTAATCGATGATTCAGATAATCATTAAAGGTGGTGGTACATAATGGCTAAAAAACAATTAAAGAAAAGAATATTTGTACCAACTGGTAATGATTTAGGTGAATTTACTATATTTGATTTACAGCCTGTTGATATAACTTTTGTTGATAGTGATGATTCAAGTCAATCACAAGACAATAATAAGAAGATGGGTAGTTCTCAAAGTTCTATACCTGACCCTGTTGATAATAACCCTTTAAATAAAGGTTCGCAAGATAATAGCAGTTCTTCAAATGGTGGCAATGGTCAGAAGGATGAAAATCCTTATGCTACTAATAGTGGGAATAATAATTCAGATGATTTTGCTAAACAAGATAGGGATATTAATAACGACCTATATGGTGATGATTTAGATACTGATAGTGGAGAACAGCCACCTCAAAATAATGATGGTGGTGATGGTGAAGGTTCATCTGGTGATGGTGAGTCTGGTTCTGGTAGTTCTGGTGTAGGTGGTTCAGATGGTAACAGTTTTGCTCCACCTAATTATGATAGTTCTTCTAATATGGGTGATGATAATAGTTCTGTTGGAAACACTACATCGGAGATGGAAGATGCTTTAAATAAAGAACAGGATAATATGTCTGATACTGCTAAGGAACGTATGAGTGAGGTTAGTGGTCAGAATAATAATTCTTCAGATGATAGAGGCTCACAGGGTGATAATTCACAAGGTGAGGATGGCTCTAATAGTAGTAAATCTAATAATAGTGGAGACTCACAGGATAATAATTCACAACAAGGTAATAGTGGTTCTAACTCTGATAGCAGTAACTCTCAAAGTAATGATAGTTATGATTCACAAAGTTCTGATTCTCAAAGTTCTGATTCTCAAAATAGCAATTCTCCTAGTAGTGGTTCTAGTGGTGGAGATTCCAAGGGTAGTAGTGGCAACAGTAAATCTGATAATGATTTCAAAAAAGCACATGATACTAAAGGGAATGACCTAGACGATACAAAAGGTAAAGAAGTAGTAGAAAAAATGGTGCGTGAGGCATCAAAACGTATGCAAGAGGAAATAGATAAAGATGAGACTTTAGCTGATACTAATAAAAACTCTTTAGATAACTATAAAGACTTTGGTGCTGGTACTATGACTACTTTGTTTAAAGGCAATAGTATGGTTGCTGATTGGAAAGCTAAGTTAGAGAAGCTTTTCAGAAAAGCATTAGGTCAACGAATCACTATGAATCCTAACATGATTAATAAAAGAATCGAAGATGCACCTCCTGGTAGGGAAGATATAGAAACACAAATGATTAAGGTTGCTGTTCTTATTGACTGCTCTGGTTCAATGGGTAACAAAACTGTTACAATAAAAGTAAGAATTTATTTGAACAGAATACCCTCTGTATCCTGTAAGGGGTGCAGACTCAACGTTAATTGCTTTTAATTCCTAAAGTTCTACGACCTAAACAGTAGCTAGAAATGGCAAGCTGAGATTAAACAATCTAAGGTGCGAAAGCAGAAAAAATAGTAGAGATGGCATATGATGAAAAAAAGCATATCAGTGTCTGAGTGATAAAATAGTGAACCTCAGAAGACGTATGTTCTAAGTGCTGTAAACAATGGATGTTTAGCAGGGAAAGCCCTAAGTCTTAGTAATAAGATACGGGAGACCTTCAACGACTATCTCCTTGAGGGAGAGTAAAACCGCAAGCTTATGGCGGAGGAAAAATGTTGCTCCTGTTTCAAGATAGACAGGATGAAGATATAGTCTACGCTTATGTGAAAGCATAAGAGGTCTGCTGGTGACAGTAAGACTGCACTAGAGGTTGCGTTCTAGTGTGAATAAGATAAATTTACAAAATTGACAAATTATATTTTATCCTTTATAGTTATGGTGTAATATAATATTTAGCTTGTAATTATAAAGGAGATGAACTTATATTGCTAATTAATAATGTTGCTTTAGTGGTAAAACAATTAATCAGAGGTGTTAAATAAAATGTATTTAACAAAGAAGATTAGATTGTTACCGACAAAATAGCAAGAAATTTTGTTTTGGAAGAGTGTTGGTGTAGCACGATGGTCTTATAACTTTTTCTTAGGTTATAATCAAGAAAAGTATAAAGAATGGTTAGAGGATAACACTAAAGAGAGATTTGTAAAAGAGAGTGAAGTCAGAAAATACATTAACAATGTATTAAAGAAGACTACGCATACATGGCTTAAAGAGGTTGGAAGTAATGTTATGAAGCAAGGTGTCAAAGATGCCAGTGACTCATTACATCGCTTTTTCAACAAAGTTTCTAGTTATCCTAAGTTTAAGTCTAAGAAGAGGTCTAAACCTAGTTTCTATGTAAATTATGAGACTTTAAAACGTATACCAAACGGATTTCAAGGTGAAAAGATTGGTGTTGTAAAGACTGGTGAGTCATTACCTAAAATACCAAAAGGTGAAAAATATGTTAATCCTAGAATTACATATGATGGTAAATTTTGGTATTTATCTGTTGGATACAAAGTTAAAATAAAACAAGTTAAACTAGCAGATGATAAAATAGGTATTGATGTTGGTCTAAAAGACTTAGCTACTGTGTCTAATACTGATGCTTCTTATATTAAAAAGTATAGAAATATTAATAAAGGATACAGAATTAAGTTATTAGAAAAACGATTAAAGCGTTCTCAACGTAAACTTTCAAGAAAAATCTTAAATAACATAGAAAGTTATAGTAATAATCGTATTCCAACATATACACGACCTCTTAGTGGTTGTAGCAACATTCAAAAACAAAAACATATAATTCAGATTTTATACAGAAAAATCACTAACATTAGAAACAATTATATTCATCAAGTAACAACTGAGATAGTGAAAAACAAACCATCAAGGATTGTACTTGAAGATTTGAATATAAAAGGACTAACGAAAAATCATCATCTATCTAAGTCAATTTCTAATTCAAAATGGAATGAATTTAGGAGACAGATAGAGTATAAAGCAGAGTTATATGGAATTGAAGTTGTGATATCAGATAGATTTTATCCTAGTTCTAAGACATGCCATACATGTGGTCATGTTAAGCGAGATTTAAAATTGTCTGACAGAATATATAGATGTGTTAGATGTGGTAATGTTATTGATAGAGATGTTAATGCATCAATTAATTTAGCAAGATATCAAATTTAGAAAAGTTCATTTGGCAAGAATTTTCTAAATATGTACCCATCGTATTACTGGGGAATTTAAGCCTTTGGAGTGTTATACAAACCAGAGTAGCGTGTGCAAAATGGGACACTATGAATAAGGAAGATATATTGTGAGGTATATCAAAGTGTAAGTTTATAAAATATAGTTTATATGAATTTTTGTAAATTTATCGTAGCGGTAGTGGTGCATTTAAAAAAGTTATCATGCAGATGGATGCAATGATTAAAGCAGATAAACAAATGAGAAATGTATTATTCTATATCATACCTTTTGAGATGTGGAATGCTGAAAAGTGCATTAAATTGATGGTTAAGTGTAAGGGTACAAGACTTAAATCAGAATTGATGAAATTTGAAGCTATGGGTGGTACTGATATTGTGCCAGGTTTTCAAGCATTAATGAGGAAAGTTAAGAATCCAGATTCTATTATTGTTTTATCTGACTGTGGTGTTAATGCTAGTAGAACTGTATCTGACCCAACCTATCAAAAATGCGTGAAAAAATATAGGGATAGAATTATCTGGGTATTGACTAGTAAAAGGGATATATCTGATATGAATGCTATTGACCCTTATGCTAAGAAACAAGATAGATATGTAGTATTTAAGGGAAATGGTGATTAATTCACTAAAACTATAAATATTTTTAGTACATATTATATATCAATATGTACAATATGGAGGAATATACAATATTGTATATTCCTCTTTTCTTTTAAGTGTCTATCATGCAGATATTTATAGGGTATAATGTTTTCAAAGTTATAAATTGGTATACATTATAGACCTTAAAAGTATATTTTGTATTCAAATTTATACGTATTGTTAATAGTATTTTATATATTGATAATACATATTTGTGTTACTGGGGGTATTAAGGTACAAACATGAATAATAGTGCAAAAACATACTTATCAGATATCTGTGTATTTGATAGGAGTGTATACGAGAGTAATGTACCGACAGATTCTACCTCTAATTCTGTTCTAAGGGTTATTAGGGGTCCGCTTGCTGAGTGGGATTCTCTAAATAGGAATGGCAGAAAGTATTCCGAGAAATTGTGGGATAATGTTCTTGCTAGTCCATATGTAACAGAGCAGTTAATGTATAATACTCTATATGGAGAGGCTAATCACCCTGCAGATAGAATGGAAGTAGATTTTGAAAGGGTTTCACATAGAATTGCTAAGATGTGGAAAGTTCCTCAATCTAATCAAATCTTTGGTGAGATACATATTCTTGATACTCCTTTTGGTAGAATCATTAATACATTATATGAAGCTGGTGGTGTTATTGGCTATTCCTCTAGGGCTGGTGGTGCATTACATCAACGTAAAGATTATATTGAAGTAGATGAAAATCAATATAATTTTATTACATTTGATGCTGTTCCATTTCCGTCTGTACAGTCAGCTCGTCCAAACGAGGTAGTGACTGAGGGTGTAGTTAAGAAACAAGCACTTGAGACTAATGTTCATAACGCTCTTTTTAAAATTATTAAAGAGTGCGATGAGAAAGACTTTAAAAATATTAAGTCTTTTATAAATAGCATTGAAGGTTATGATTTAACGCCTGAAAAGTTATTACTTGAAAGTGTTGAAGACATAATCGTTGCTAAAAGTGATGATACTGTTGTAGATAGCGGAGACACTATTGAAGTTGTTGATGATAGTGAATCACAAATTGATACTTTACAAAGTACTTTACAGTCAATCAAGGCTCAAAAACAATCTTTAGAAAAAGAGAATGAAGGGTTGAGGCAAAGTTTAAATAGTGCTTTAAACAAGATTTCTAATGTGTTGCAAGACTCTAAAGATAAAGAGTTAGAAATTCAGAATGAAGTATCTGACCTAAAAGACACTATTGCAAGGAAAGATGTGGAAATTGCTGAATTGCAAAACGAGATTGATGATTTACAGCTAAGTTTAGACGAACTAAGTTCTATTGAAGAAGCTTGTAAAGCGTTAAAGTATCAAAACAACTCATTAATTCAAGAGGGTGTGAGTGTATCTAATAAGAAATTAGAGGATGAGTTAAGTGATAATATTCTTGTTAATGAATCTTTAGAGAAAGAAGTTAAAAATCTTTCAAAAGAAAAAGAAGAATTAAAAGATGAATTATCTGAGGCTTATGGTGAAATTGCATCAACTGTGGACGATATCAATCGTAAAGATAGTTTAATTGTCGCACAGCAAGATACAATTATTGCTCTAAAATCTGATTTACAGTCATTACGGAAAGAATTAAGTGATGTTGATGGTGGTTATCAGTCAGCTATTGATAGACGTGATAATCAAATTGAAGATTACGAGCAGAAAGTCAAAGACCTAGAAGCTAAGATTAAAAAGTTGAATGGTGAATTAGATGATTTGGATGAATCATATACTTCTCTTAAAGAATCTAATAAAGTCATTAAACATGATTTAATCTCTGTGATTGCTGGTAATTATGGGTTAACAGTAGAGTCTGTTCAATCAAAATTGCCTGTAGGTTTTAGTAAATCCGACGTATATTCTATATGTGAATCTATGAGTACTAATAATAGTATTGGTTCATTTAGGAACTCTATTGTTGATACTCAAATTGTTAATGAATCTTCCCTAATTAGAAAAGAGAATACAGTAAATACTAAACCTAGAGTTGGTGAAATATTCTCTAATCGAAGGGGTTAGTATTCATTCGTTTAGTTATGAATTAAAAATTTATTTTAAGGGAAATAATTTAACATATGAAAACAAATATTTATGAGCAATATCGTCCATTGTTGGAATCATGGAAAGGTTACACTGACGTAGTTAAAGAACACGTAGAAGGTTATTCCGATGTAGAAGCAACTCAACTTTCTTTGTTGTTGGAAAACACAAAATCTGAGTTGGAAATTACTAAGGGTCGTATGATGAATGGTACTGCTATTCATGAAGGTACTGACATCTCTATGGTTAATACTTTCACTTCCAACGTGTTTGATATTATCACAGCTGTGATGCCAAATCTTATTGCTAATGATATCGTGTCTGTAGGGTAATACCTAAGTAAGTTTATAATGTTTATATTTTCCCTTGTATAAACAAAGCATATATGGTTGTGCTGACACGTAAATAAACCACACTCAAATCGGTAATAGTTAAATAAGGTAGAAATACACGAATACGCTACTAAGAGAGTCTAAGGTCTATTGTATGATAGATAGCTTGATAATACCGAGTCTAAATTCCCTAGTGATAGGGAAACGATGTAACGACTTCACAGAGGCTATTAGAGAGCGATATGTGTAAGGGAATAAGAAGAACCCTTAATGTGTGGCATGTAGTTTCATATAAAATCTCTAAATATTTTATATGACGAATGAAGTAACTACTAAAGGTATAGTCTACTTAGTGATGAAAATTACTTGTATGGTGGCAACCTCTTGACCGTAGGAATGGTCAAGTATTCTTCTTGAAATTCACTTATGGTAACAATAAAGGTAGTATCAAAGCTGGTACTGATATGATTTCATCTCAACGTGGTTTCACTGGTGGTGATTTCAGTGGTGAACACGTAAGTGGTGAGTCTTTGACAATCACTACTAATGCAGTAAATCAAAAAGTATTGCATACACCTATTAAACCTGGTACATTCCGTTTGACTTCTGTAGATAAAATCGGTCAAGAATTGGTGGATGTTCCTAATGCAGATGGTTTGGTAGGTACTATTACAGACTCTGCATCTACTGGTTTGGGTGTTGGTACTGTAAACTATGTTACTGGTGAAATTAAATTAACAGGTGTGTCTGTAACACATCTAGAAGCTGATTTTGATTATGACCAAAACAGCTTTGACGCTCCAGTTGACCAATTGGATGTACGTGTGGTTTCTGAGCCTGTAGTTGCTCGTCCACGAAAATTAAAATCCGTATATATGTTCGATAAAACTTGTGCATAATAGTTTTCATTTTATGCAATGTCGCCTTATCATAGAAATATGGTGAGTGATAACTCTACGAATTGCTGGGAGTTCCTAAAGCTAACTAAACTACAACATAACTCAAAAGGGTAGGTGTGAATGTGGCGAAAGCAGAAAAAATTAGTTAGATAGTATAAGGTGAAATAAAAGCGTATCTATAAAGATACGTCCTAAGTGCTGTAATAATGGATAATCAGCAGTCAGTGATTACGTATGTAGTCAAAGATTCAACGACTAACTCAGACATGGGTGTAGGTTATTATGAAAGATGACCGAAGTGTAGAGTACCTAAGTTACATTAAGTAATATGGTAAAGATATAGTCTGTTCTTATATGAAAGTATAAGTTTTGAGTTGTTAAACTTTCATTTAATACAATTCAATTTAACACAATTAGGTTGCATACGATTTAAAAATGTCATTCGGCTTGGACATGGATACAGTGATTAACTTTTAGAGTCACACCAAGTAGAAATGCTTGGGAAAATTAACTAGGTGAAATGCTGGGAACCCCTAAAGTTCATATGCTTATTGTTTAATACAGTAAGAGAAGAAATTCAGAAATAAGTTATGAAATGGTATATGACGATAGTAAGTCTAAGTACTGAGAACAATGGGCAATCAGCAGGTGTACAATTAATTGCATATATGTTAAACTTAATGTGAGGTGGTATTTTGAAATCTTATGTTGAGTGTCCTATATGTAAAAAACAATATAAAATATTAACTAATTCACATATAAAACGACATGGTTTAACTATGGAAGAGTTTAACAGGCTTTATCCTGATGTGCAAAAAGAATCTTTAAACTCAAAAGAAAAGAGAAAACAATCAATTTCTAAAATGTGGGAAGATGATGATTTCAGACAGAAGTTTAAAGATAAACTAAATGAGCCTGAGGTTGTAGCTAAGATGTCTAAGAGGGGCATAGCTAATTGGAAGGATAAAGATAAAAGAAGTCGTAGGGTTGCAACAATGAAAAGAGTTGCTAACACTCCTGAAAGTAAAGAAAAGTTTAGACAACAAAGTATTAAGATATGGGCGAATCCTGTATTTAGAGAAAAGTTGACTAAAGGGATTAGGGAGGCTTTAAATAAAGATTCTTATAAAGAATTACAAAGATTAAACTCTTTAAAGATGTGGAGAGATGAGAGTCATCCTAGAAAGGTTTTAGATGGTTATGCTAATTCTACTATTGCTAAGTCTATTGAGTTAGATTTGGGTGATACTAAGTTGCTATTGAGAAGTAGCTATGAAGTTATTGCTGTTAAGCATATGATTTCTTTGGGTATCGATTTTGAATATGAGGAACATAGGTTCTCTTATTTATATGGTGGTTATTATCATTCTTATTATCCTGACTTCTATTTACCTAAATATAATGTTTTTATAGAGGTTAAACCTGAAAGTTTTGAAGATGATGAAATTAACATTCGTAAGTTAGATAGTGTTATTTCTAGTGGTTATAATATATTTTATGTTAATGAGAGGCATCTAAAAGATGTAGAGTCTTTCAATAAGAGGTTGTGTGATTGTATACCTCAACGACTATCCGAAAGCAACATAGTTTGTGAGTAGATAATGAGAATTATCAAAAGGAGTACGGCTCTAGTGAGTGGGTGAGAATCCCTTAAATGGAAGTGCCTAGCCCCTACTATTAAGTTAAGGGTGAAGATATAGTCTGAACTGTGATGAAAGTCATAGATTGGTAATGGAAACGATTACTGAGTAACAATAATGTTTAAAAGCTACAAGTGGTGAAATTGGTTACGAAATTGACAATGAGATTAACGTAGGTTATAATGCTACTATGTTGTTAGTAGCTTAGTAATACATAGTCTCCGTACATAGTGATATGTGCGAAAAATAATCTATTTAATTGCTGGAAAGTCCTAAAGCTAACTAAACTACAACGTAATCATGAAATAGGGGTAAGCGTGAGAGTTGCGAAAGCAGAAAAAATTAGTTAGATAGTATAAGGTGAAATAAAAGCTATACAAAGGGTGTATAGTCCTAAGTACTGTAATAATGGATAATCAGCCACTAAGTCCTTAATAGGGAAAAGTTCAACGACTATCCGAAAGCAACATGGTTTGTGAGTAGATAATGAGAATTATCAAAAGGAGTACGGCTCTAGTGAGTGGGTGAGAATCCCTTAAATGGAAATGGTAGATGTGTACAAAAGATGGATTAAAATTGCATATAGAATGTCCTATATGTCATAAGAAATATAAGATGATAACAAATAATCATCTAGTTAAAAAACATAATATCACATTAGATGAGTTTAGAAATACTTATAAAGGTTATCCTACAGAGAGTGAGTATTTACAAAAGGTTAGAGTAGATGTTGGTTTAGCAATAGGTTCTAAAGAAAGCGTTAAGTCTTTTAGAAGTACTAAAGCTAAAAAACAACATGAGGAGGGTAATCTTAACCCATCTAAAACTTTAAATTACTTGTGGGAAAATAAAAGGGATTGGATGCGTGAGAGACAGCATATTGGTAATAGTACTGAGGCTGAGTTTAAACGTAAATCAGAAGTTTCAAGACGTTTATGGTCTTGTCCTGAATGGGTTAATTCTCGTAGGGATAGGAATGTAAGATGTGAATTAGATGGTTATGTTTTATATGTTAGAAGTTCTTATGAAAAGGTAGCTTGTCAGTTCTTAGATTCTTTAGGTGTTAAGTTTGAGTATGAGACAAAAGTATTCAAATATTACTATGATGGAAGATTTAGAAATTATATTGTTGATTTATATCTTCCTCTGCATGATGTTTATTTAGAGGTAAAGCCTAAAGACCTTGAGTCAGACGATAAAAATAAAGCTAAACTACAGTCTGTAATTGATAGTGGTAATATAATTACTTATGTTGATGAGGATTGGATATGTTCTATAGATGATTTTAAACATCATTTGAGTAAGTACATAAAGATATAGTCTGCTCTATGGTGAAAGTCATAGAAGGGTATAATGGAAACGATTATACTCGTAACAAAAGGTATGCAAGATTTGTTAAAAATCGCTGGTAGTCAATCTACTTGGAATAAACTTCCTGAGTATAAAGGTCAAGACGTTAAAACACATGAAGCTACATTGTTTAATGCTATCAATGATGCGTCCAATACAATTCTTGGTAACACTAAACGCTATGAAGCTACATTTATTATCTGTGGTAAAAACGCCGCTACATACATTGAATCCTTGAACACAAATATCGGTCAAGTACGTGAAATCTTCAAACGTGTATCTACAAATGGTATCGTTGGTGGTCCGCACTTGGTAGGTATCTTGGATGAAAAATACAAAGTATATAAAAATCCATACTACCCTGATAATGAAATCTTGGTAGGTGCTAAGGGTGAGATGTTTATAGAAGCGGGATACATCTACGCTCCTTATTTACCGCTTTTCGCCAGCCAATTATTGGTTGATGCTGACTTCCGTGCCAGCCGCGGATTTTGCACAATTTATGCAAAAAAAGCAGTAAATAAATACATGTACCATCGTTTGACTTTGGTAGATAATAAGCAAGTAGCCGCTAACTAATTGATAGTTAAGCAGTAAGTCATCAGTAAACATGACTGTATATAAATACAAAACTAAATAATATATCCATTCAAGAGGTGTAGTTAATTCTACACCTCTTTTCTTTTTGTTGATTTTGATTAGCGAATAGTATATAATCTAATTATGATATAGTATTTTATATTAGATGTAAGGTGATTAAATTATGGAAAAGATTTTAGCTAAAGATGGGTTATTGTGTAATATTCCTAATGATAAGACTTGTAATTTGGTTGTATTGTTTTCTGGTGGGTTTGATTCTACAGCGTTATTACATATGGCAGTTAATACTAAGAAGAAATATGATAATATAAAAACTGTGTATGCTTTGTATGTCAAGAGTAATCTATTAGATAGGGGTAAAGTTAAGTTAGAGAGCAGTCATGTAAATAAGTTTATAACTCACATTAATCAAGATGAAGAGTTAGTCAAGTTAGTTACTTTTAAGAGTTCATTTAGTGATTTAGAAGAATATTCTTATAGTGAGAATTCTTATGATTTAATATTTATCAATGCTATTAATTCAGTAGTACATATGATGGGTGGTGCTGATATGAATATAGTATTAAATGGTTCTTTAGATAGGGATTCTCGAACATATCATTTACCTTATTACAAGAAAATGGTAGAAGAATTTAATCAAGAATTTAGGGGTGTAGATATACACATGATGTTCCCTTTCATACAGTCTGATAAACCTAGAATTCTAGATTACTTGATTAATAATAACTTATACTATTATTGTACTTGTTGTGAGAATCCTAATAGCAATGAATTTTGTAATAGTTGTAAAGGTCATTTAGAAGCTTTGTTTGGTTTATTATTAGCTTATAAGTTGTATGGTGATATTGAGTATAATGAAAGTAATGTAGATTTTGTTGAAGGAGAGATAAATCAGATGTTAGGGGTTGAGTTTGATGGGTGATAAACCAAATTTACATGGTGGTAAAGGGAAAAGAACGTATAATAATGGTACTATAGCTAAAAGGTATTATGAGGGTGAGCAACCTGAAGGCTTTGTTTTGGGGATGTTACCACGTACTGAAGAACAAAAGGCTGAAAGTAATGCTAAGAGGGTTAAAACTACAATAGAGAAGTATGGTGTTGCTAATGTTGCTCAGTCTAAAGATGTATATGATAGAATTATAGAGACGAATCTTAAAAAGTACGGTGTTGAACATCATCAAAGTCTTGAATCTCAAAAAGAAAAAGTAAAGAAAACAAATTTAGAGAGATATGGTACTACTAAAACCAAAGGTAGTAAAACCTAAAAGGGAGAAGAAAGTAAAACTACCTAAAGTTAAAGATACTCGTAAAGGGCATTATTATAATAATGGTGTCATTACTAAAAAGATTAAAGAGGGTGATGAAATACCTGAGGGATTTATTAAAGGGATGTTATTAAGTGATGAACTTAAAAGGAATAGGTCAGATAAGGCTAAGGAAACATTTCTCAAAAAATATGGTGTTGACAATCCATCTAAATCTAAAGAGGTATATGATAAAGTACGGAAAACAAATCTAGAGAGATATGGTGTTGAGTGTTCTGCACAGTCAGAAGTTGTCAAAGAAAAAATCAAGACTACTAATCTTAAAAAATATGGTGTTGAATATTCTTTTCAAGCAGAGGAGGTTAAGGATAAAATCAAGGCTACAAGTTTAGAACGATATGGTGTAGACAATCCATCTAAATCAGATATTATTAAGAATAGGATTGTTGAATCTAACCGTAAAAACTTGGGAGTAGATTACCCTATGCAGTCTAAAGATGTATTGGATAAATCTAGGGTTACTTCTCTAGAAAAATATGGCACTGAATATCCTAATCAGTCAGAAATTGTTAAACAACATATAAAAGAAAGTAGTTTACGTATATATGGTGTAGAGCATCCTTTCATGTCAGATGTTGTTATAGGTAAAGTTTTAAATACAAATCTTGAGAGATATGGTGTTCCGTGTTATCTTATGTTAACTAAGAGATGGGAAGAGGCGAATGATAGTAAACCTAATAGAGATTTTGCTGAGTTACTAGATGATAATAACATTACTTATGAGCGTGAGTTTAGGTGTGGAAAATACTCATATGATTTTAAAATAGGAAATAATCTTGTAGAAATAAACCCTACTGCAACACATAACACTCATTTTAATCCTTATGGTAAAAATAGAATAGATGACATGTATCATTTTAATAAATCTAATATAGCTAATGTTAAAGGATATAATGTCATTCATGTGTTTGATTGGGATGATAAAGGTAAGATTATTAACCTACTTAAAAATAGGGATACATTGTATGCTAGGAAATGTGTGGTAAGGTTAGTTGATAGTGTAGAGTGTAATCAATACCTTATGGCTTATCATTTACAAGGTAAGTGTAATAATCAAACAATTAGGTTTGGGTTATATTATAGTAATCAGTTAGTATCATTAATGACATTTGGTGTTGCTAGGTATAATAAAAAATATGAGTATGAGTTACTAAGGTACTGTGCAAGTCATAATGTAATAGGTGGTGCTGAGAAGTTATTTAAGTACTTTATTAGTGAATATAAACCTAGTAATATCATTTCATATTGTGATACTTCTAAGTTTAATGGTAAAGTGTATGATGCTTTAGGTTTCAAGTTAGATACTATTAATAGTCCATCATGTCATTGGTATTCTGTAAAGGGAGCTAAACATATCACAGATAACTTGTTGCGTATGCAAGGGTATGATAGATTGTTCAAAGAAAATCATGGAAAGGGTACGTCTAATGAAGAGTTAATTCTAGCTAGAGGGTATTTACCTGTATATGATTGTGGACAGTCTACATATATATGGGAAAACAATAAAAACGTAGAATAAATTTAGTATTCACTATATATAGTATTGGATATATTAAATTTAGAGTTTGTAAAATAACAGAGTGGGTATATTAATTTAGTTTTTGTAGATTAGTGTATGTTTACTGAGGATATATGGGAATTCTATGTGTGTATTCCTGTATGTCCTTTATTTTACTATTTAGATGAAGAGTTGGAGATATAATGAGTTTAGAGTTAAAAAACACAACTAAAAACACCATTCGTATTCCTGATTACAATTATAATGGTACATTGGTTTTTGAACCTGAAGAAGCAAAACCTTTAGACAGTATTGATAAAGTGTCTTTCTTCAGACCTTATGCTAGTGCTGGTATCATTGTAAGGAATAACGAAGAGGATTTAGGTTTATCTCAACGCACATTAGACGATATTAATAAGGCTAAAGAAGATTTAAAAGGTCATGTATCTAATATTGCCGATGGTGTGGCAGATAGTGTAAAAAATGTATCTGATAAAACAAAAGACGCAATTAAATCTGTAGCAGATAATGCTGGTAAGATTGCGAATGATGTAGTAGAAGATACAGTTGAGGAAGTTACTTCTAAAGTAGATAAAGTTAAAAAGTTTACAGCTGATTTCCTTGATACATTAACATTAAAAGAATTGAAAGCAACTGCGAAAGAAGTTGGTGTAGATGCTGAAAGTGTTAATAAGAAGGCAGATGTAAAAGACATGATTTTATCTGCTCAAAAGAAGAGCAAATAATATTTTGGGGTGTAAGTAGTCATGAGTAGGATTGACGATAATTTACTTGTAGATAGTAGTTCTTTTAGTAATGACTACATGGAATCACTTTCAAAAGAAAGACGTGATATCATAGAGGATTGCATGGTAGCTTTAGGGTATCCTGTAATTACTTTATATATTACTCAACGTCAAATAGATAAGTTAATAGATTTTTCTACTAGACGGTGTGAAAGTAAGGTAGCTTTACCATACTTAGCAACTTTCAATGTAGCTAGTGGTGTCATAGATGTTACTGGTTATGATATGGAAGCAGTAAGACAGATATATAGTGGTAGTGTAGGTGGCTCTACAAATAGCAATGTTGATTTAGTTGCTGACCCTGATAAAGATGGTGGTGGTTGTAACCTCAATCTAAATGGGTGTGATATTTGTAATCAACTATGTCAGTATAGGGGAATGCAAGCATTAGGATATGGTGGGGATTTAAAAGGTCTTTATAACTATGTTGCTTATGCTGGTTCATTGTCTGAAATGAATATGTTGATGACAAACGATTGGTATTTAGACCCTACTGATAATAAACTATATATTGATGGTTTTAGTGGTGTTGTAACAGTTGAGTATGTAAAATCTAATAACACTTTTGAAGATATAGCTAAGAACTCATTTTGGAGACAGTGGATTCGTGATTATACATTAGCTATGGTTAAGATTACTGAGGGGCGTATTCGTTCTAAGTATAAGATAAGTAGTGGTGTATTTGAGATTGAATCCGATGAGTTGATAAATGAGGGTAATACGGACAAGCAAGAACTAGAGCAACGGTTGGAAGATGGTGGCTTTGGTTATTGGAATATTATGCGAGGTTAGTATCTGATATAAGTAGAAAGGTTAATGTTAATGGAATTTACAAATTGTCCTTTTGGGGATGATACTCCTACTTTGGTTGGTGGTGTTGGTGGAGGTCAACCTGTAAGATGGTTGTACTCTGAATTTGGACACTTCCTTAACGTTTGGGGTAAAAATAATAATGTTAATGTTACTTTCAATTTAAAATCTAAAGAAGACATCGATAGCAAGCTAAATATACTACATGATTATGTGGTTAATGGGTTATTGTCTAAAGATGATTTATGTGAGTTAGAGGAAAGGTTACGTACTTATAGTAATCTTGTTAGTGGTGGTAATGGTAGTCATACTCACGCCGCTATTGTATCTGAGGCTCATGCTAAGGGCAAAAAATACACGGCTTATGAAGATGGCAAGATGGTTGAGAAAGTTGGACGTGGTACTAGAAAACATGTCACATCTGCTCAATTAAAAGCATTGGCTGAGGCTAGGAAGAAGGCTCATACAGATGAGGCTTGTACTAAGCGTAGGAAGTCTATTCAAGCTAGACGTGATGCGAAGACTTTAGGTTTATAACATTATACATAATAATGATAGTTATATTATAGTAATTTTTAATGGGGGATTCCTATATAAATGAGGCAAGTTAGAAAACTTAGCAATTTGATTGCAGATGAGTTAGAGATGCAAGGTTTGGAAGTTGGTTCTGCTTTGTTTGAATCTACTGTGTCTAGCATTGTTAAGAGCGTAAATGAAGCTTTAAAAGATGCAGATAAAAAAGACGCTGGTAATACAGATGTTTTTGAGGAAGTAGAAGAAGGTTCTTTCTATTTTGCTACTGCAGATACTACTCTAGGTGATTATGAAGTTAATCAAGACGAGATTGTTGAATTGGTAACAAATGGTGAGCCTTGTGTTGTAAATATCTATGATTCTGAGGGCGAATTGCGTGAAGAAGATGTAGAGGTTCCTGCTGAGGCTTTTGTAGCATTTGTTGATAGTGCAGATGAAGTAGTTATCGAAGATGTGGAAGACCTTTTTGATGAAGACGAGGAAGAAGAAGTAGAGGAGGGTGCAAAAATCTCCTTTAAAGGTGGTAAAAAGCGTAAAATCAACGCTAAAAAAGCTAAACTTCTTTTAAAATCTAAAGAAAAAGGTGAAAAGTGGAAAGTTCAAGGCGATAAATTAGTGCGTAGGACTACTGCTGAAATTAAAGCATCTAAGAAAAATATCAAAAAAGCTAAAAAAGGTAAAGCTAAGGCTAAAAAGAACCGTAAAAAAGCTATGAAAGCTAATGAGTCTGTTGTAGTTGAAGGTTTTGATATTTCTGCTAATGGTACTATTTTCCATGTAGAAGATGGCGATGTTCTTTCTTATGAAGATGGTTTCTTGTCAGTAACACGTGATGGTGTAGAAGTATTCTCTAACTTGACTGTTTCTGAGTCATTTATTTCTCGTTGCATCTCTGAAGGTGTGGTTGAGGATTGTGAAGATTGCGAAGACGAAGAAGAAATTCAAGAAGGTAAAAAACGTAAGACTGTAAAAGAAGACGATGAATCTGAAGAAGAAAAAGAAGATATCAAAGAAGATTCCGATGAAGAAGATTCTGGCGAAGACGATTCTGACGAAGACGACGATGATGATTCTGAAGATTCTGACGATGATTCCGATGAAGACGACGATGAAGTATCTGAATCTCTTCTAACTTTTAGAGCTGGCAAAGGTTACTGCTTAGTTTCTGAGGGTCGTGAATTGCAAATGGGCAATAGGATTCGTGCTAGGGCAATGTTGCTAAATCAAGGTTTTGAAGTTTCTTCAGTTGATTTAGATAAAGCATCTAGTGGTCAAGTAGTAGTTCTATAATACAGGTAGGATAAAATAGCATGGGTAGGTTGTATTTGAGTGATACATTAAAACTTATCCTATCAGATAAAATTAATGTACCTGATACTGAAATTGAAAGGTTATCAGGTACATTTTACAAATTAGGTCTTTCTGATAACGATGAGATGTATGGAATACTTTTTATGCTTTATTCCATCGCCTGTACTAACTCACAATTACCAATGTCTATGGGTAATTTCCGTAGTATTTGGATTAATAATGGTGGAATTAGTTTAGATTTTGTATCTACTTTAGCTACATTCGTAAAGAATGGTATGTTAAAAATTAAGAAAAGAAACAAAGATACTGTTTCTGACTTATTAACTCCAGAGGAAGAGGAAGATTCTTCTAGTGTTGTTATCTTTGTAGAGGCAACAGAGTTATTTAATGAATGTGTTTCATTAATGTCTAACTTTTTAGATAAATATAGTAATCCTGTTTTAGAAGGTGTTCTACAGGAAGATGTTCCATCATTCGTTAAGAGTTATATTAAAAGGTTGTATAATGTTCTAGATGATTTGCATGTATTTGTAGAGTTAGAATCATTCTCCGACGATGGAAATACTAGGCGAGTTAATATGAACATTAACAATACTTCTAGGTATGATATTAACGATAATGAAATTGAAAAGTTAGCTAAGTCTTTCATTAAGAATAAAGAAAGTAAAGTTGTTGATGTAGAGTGCTACAAAGATACAAATAAAACTTTATTCTTAGGTATTGACTTTAAACAAGGTACTAAGGATTTTAATTTCTCATGTGCTACTATTTTTTCTTTTATAGAAGATTTAGAAGTAAATCATGTGAAATAGTGAGGGGATTATATGAAATTTGTAAATAGGGGTGGAACGTCAGTTCTTTCAGCTATTCGTGAGGGTGCAAAACATGTCAGCGAGCAGAATGGTATCGCTACTATGAAGTTGGTTGATGATAGTGCTGTTAAACATAGTATTGAGGAAGCGTTTGGTGTTATGCCTAATAGTACTAATAGTACTAATACTATGAGTAGTCAAACACCTTTTACTAATTCTGTAACTCCTCAATCAACGATAAATCCTAGAATAGAAGGTAAAGGTAGTGTTAATGTTTCTAATGCTTTTGAGGATAAATTGGTTAATAAACTTCAAAAATGCATTGAGACATTAGCTGATACTGGTGAATATTATAATGCTGTGGATGCATTATTTACACTACATACTATGGGTGCTTTAACAGATGGGGTAGTAGATTCTATTACTAGAAGGGATTTAAAAGAGATTAAATCTATTGTTAAAGAATTTAAAGACATTGTAGATTCTTTCTAATTATTAACGTAATATGTTATAATACTTGTAGGTTTTTATTTACAAGGAGAAAATTACATGAATACGTTAACAAAAGAAAGTTTATTTCAAATGATTGTGAGGTCAGATGAAATACTACTAATAGATGTTTCTAATTTCTTATATCGGTATGCGTGGGCATATAAAGATAAGAGTGTTACTATTAATGGGGTTGAGACTAAGACAGGTCATATTTATGGTTTTCTTAAATTCTTAACTCGATTAGAGAACACCTTTAACAATCCATCTATTGTGTTATGCTTGGATGGTTTAGATACTTCTAGGAAAGAGTTGAATCCTTATTATAAGGCTAATCGTAGTAATCATAGTGATATGAAAGAAGTTATATTATCTACAACAGATGATATAGTTAAAATGTCAAGTATGATTACATCGGTATACTCATGTTATGATAGTAGTTTTGAAGCAGATGATTGTATACATTCTATTGTGTCATCTGTTTCTTCTCTCTGTGATAAGAATAAAGTAAATAAAAGTATATATATCTTGTCTAATGATAAAGATATGTTTCAATTAGTTAAAGATAATGGTTATG